CATCAACAAAAACAAAATTACATAACTATGAACGTTCAGCGCTCTAAAAATGATCGACAAACGACATCGTTGTGACAACGTGAATATTCATATACACTTGATGCCAGTTTGATGATGGCCCTATCCCAGGATAGTGCCCCCCCTCTCAAATCATAGGTGTGTATATGTTATATATTTTAGTTAGTAATGATTATTATGACGCTATGTGTGTGTGAGAGAGGGGGTATTTTCCTGGTATACTACCATCAGTGAACATTAGATGAAAAGTCGATTAAGTTCACTGAAGCGCTCATGTGTCTTAATATATATAATATTCTTTATATTATATACCACTGTAGTTGGATGTGATGTATACCGAAGATGTTGGCAAGTGCACGTTCAGTATTTGATTTGTATACATATGTTCTCAATTCACAGCTACTATTATCATTGTCTAACAATAGCATATATCTATAATGCTTGTTAAATTTACTCTTGATTATAACAGCGGTGATCAATCCTTTCTTATACAACTTAAAAGATACTATATTTCTTGCATTAACACCAAATCTTTCTAGTGTATCATTAAGTGATGTTGGATCATCTAGATATGTCTTGTGCCCTGTCGTATTACATATATCATCTATTTTTAATGCTGGTATGAACTTGATACTCATTGTTATTCTCCTATAGTCTATTATACCACATAATGTTAAAAATGTCAATCACATATATGATGTCAATAGTTATATAGCGCTTAGCGCTTTAAAGTAGACTACGCTGTCTATATGGACCGATCTATCTATACGTCGCAGTCTATTTGGGCATGCTGAGCGCTGTATCGGGCCAGCCTTTGGCGCTTTGGCCGTGTCTCGGCGACAACTTGTGAGGTATGCTGTACGCTCAGCGCTTGAACAGGCGCTTAACGCTCAGCGCTTTATATGGGTGCTTAATGTTAGCGCTTAGCGCTTTATATTAATGCTTAGCGCTTAGCGCTTAATACATACGCTCAGCGCTTAAAAAGATGGTGTCTGGCGCCCAGCGCCCTGCCTTGCGGCGCCTAGCGCTTTGATGAAGTTCGAAAAGAAAAAGCCCGCAGTACTGATGTATGCGGGCTTATCCTGGGTCAGAAGGACAATGGCGGCATTTTTGCCATGTCGAGTAGCAGCGCGAGGATTATGACCCCGACCACGGCCGCGAGTATGGCGATCGCTGCCACCTGGCGCGGGAACTTATCATCGTGTTCATCTAGCATGTTTACTCCTCGGCGAATTTTTTGGGAATGGTCCCTCTGGATTTCCCCAGAGGGACCGGTCGACTACTTGGACCGTAGGGAAGTCAACTTCTCGATCTGTTTCTGAAGGGCCTTCATCTTCTTGTCGATATCCTCCTCGGATAGTTCGACTTCATTGACATCCCCACAGAACTCGTAGATGGCCTCACGGTTGTCCTCGAACCAGCCCATGATTATTCGGGCCCCGAGTTCGGCCGCGGTGATATTCGCCTTCTTGGCCAACATCTTCCATCGAATATCGTCACTCGAAGTGAAGTTGGCGAAGGACCAGGTGATTGAGCGATCCTCTTCGATACCCTCGACCGCCTTAGTCTTGGGGACGAACTTCTTTCCAGTTTCGGGATTGGTCATCTCAACAGTCATCCTCTTGTCGACAGGGATCTGACGAGCCAGGGGGAGGTTGTTGATGAATTCAATCAACTTGGATGAGTCCACTATGGACTTGATATCGTTCGACATTTGTTTTAATCCTTTCGAGATTAAGATAATATCATTGATCACGATTGATCAATGATTGAGATTGATCGATCAAGTTTGTTTCGATCTCGATCATTGAATTCATTATATCATAGATTTTTGAAATCGTCAATAGATTTCAGAAAAATCTTTATGATCATTTTTTCAATGAATGATCGATATTCAATTATCAAGGTTCGAAGAATGATCAATCATATCTATGATGATTTGATCATGGTGAGATAGAATAATCAATAGAGAATTTCTTGACTCTATGATGAATGATCATGATTGATCATTGATAAGATGATATCATAGATTGAAATGAATGTCAATGATTTTTTGAAGAAAAATCAATGAAGATTTTTTCTATTTCATATGAACGACCCCATGATCTATATATAGAGAAATGAATGAAATCCTCCGGACGGTCCTTGGTTTAGCACACATGAGTTTTTTGGGACCTACGTTGATGTCGCTCACACAGCGCCCAACCCCTAACAAACTATTTTCTCTCGCCAGTTGACTTCCCGCCCAACACATGGTATAATGAGGCATGGACCCTTTGGAGCCGGGCGGAATAGACTGGGGCGCACTGGCGTATGACGACCAAGCGGCGCCGGCGCAGGCAACAACGCACATACGCACAAGGGAGGGCGACGTCATATGGCCGATACCCGCCGACTTCGACTGGACGCCAAAGTCCACCCTTGCTGCCACAATGCTCGCCGAGGGATGCTGGACGCGCGCGCAGGTCGCGCTTGCAGCCGGCGTGACCGCCAACACGATATGGAACTGGATGCACAAGCCGGCGTTCGCCAAGGCCGTGGAGCAGGTCAAGCAGCGGTACTGGGAAGAAGCGGCCGACATTGGCATGCAGCGGAAGACCGAGCGTGCGCGCCGCCTGGCTGACCGTCTGGACCGCATACACCGCGTCATAGAGGAGCGTGCGGCTGCAGGCTCGTCGCGTGCGGAGTCCCAGGCGTACGGCATAGACTTCGACGAGGATCTTGCGGCTGCACCTGGTGGCGGGTCCGGCATAGTCGTGCATCAGAAGCGTCAGATAGGCACCGGCAAGAACGCCGAGATAATCGACGAGTACGTTGTTGACACCGCCACACTCCACACGGAGGCGGCCTTGTCGAAACAGCTGGCCCAGGAAATTGGCCAGTGGACTGAAAAGTCAGAGTCAACGGTAATTAAGAAACTTTACATCGGCATTGACTTAGATGATATGTAACACATGACGGGTGGAGGCCCACTAAGATGACATTCGACCCACGTTTTAATGGATACAACAAGGTTAAGTCCGCGCCCATCGCGGTGGCGGCTGCGGCGACCGTCACAATCGTCGCTGGCATCCCAGCGGTCGCGGGTGGCCCTGGCACAGGTTTCCAGAGCGCACCGGCACAGATCATCCTCGTAGTAGGATTTGTCCTTACCTGCTCGGCGGCAAACTCGACCGCGACGTTTAAGACCTCGACCGGCTCTGCCGCGCTTACCGGTACCCTCGAGCTTGGCGCGGACGGCGAGTTGCAGGTGCCCATCGCCAACGAGGGGTACTTCCAGACGCTTCCTGGCGACGACCTGAAGCTCTCGGCCGTGACTGGCAACATCGAGGGATGGGTCAACTACGTGGTAGTGCCCGCTTAATAACCATGGCAGCACCCAAAAAACTACAGTGGGACCTGAAGGGCTCGACGCGTGAGAACTGGCGCGTGCTTGCCGAGAACATCGGCATAACACAGTCGAACGAGGACGATTGGTACGAGACCAATTGGTTTGTGTCAATCGTCCACGAGTCCGGCGGGCACACACAGCAATTCCCATGCACCACACAGTACGACCAACCACTGAAAATCTCGCAGGTCGCACAAGAGGCGCATGCCCACTTCATGATATTCTACGACGCGGCGATACGTGACGGAACATGACAGCAACACTTGACCCACCCAAGCGAATAGTGGCGGAACCGGGCCAGCGGGCGTTCCGCCCGTTTGGCTCGGTCAAGGACGTGCTGTACGCGAAGGACACCATAATCGGTGTCTGCGGGCCGGCCGGAACTGGCAAGAGCCGCGGGTGCATAGAGAAGGCGCACATCCTGGCTGAGAAGTACGCGGGCTGCCGCATACTGTTCGTTCGTAAGACGCGCGAGTCGATGTCGGAGTCGGTGCTGTTCACCTACGAGGACAAGGTGCTACCAGAGGGGCACCCGATCAACGCATCATCTATACGACGGTCGCACCGCCAGCAGTACCGCTACCCTAACGGGTCGACCATAGACATCAGGGGCCTGGACAAGCCCGACAAGATAATGTCCACAGAGTATGACTTCATCTACATGCAAGAGGCACTCGAGTGTGAACTTGACGATGTTGAGAAGTTGTCCTCCCGCCTTAGGAACGGTGTCATACCGTACCAGCAACTTTTGTTCGACTGCAACCCTGGTGCACCGGAGCACTGGATACACCAGTCGTCACTAAATGGAAGATGGCGGCTACTTAGGTCGACACATGAAGATAACCCTACGCTTTGGGAGGAGGCACCGGCGGGGGTCACACAGTGTGACGAGTGGCCACAGGTATCGCCAGATGGACGCATTGGAAGACAAACCAAGTTCGGCAAGGCGTACTTCGCAGTACTTGATGCACTTACGGGTCACCGCTACAAACGCCTCAGACTGGGCCTTTGGGCTGGTGCTGAGGGTCTGGTTTACGAGAGCTTCGACCCCGAGCGCCATATGTGGCCCTCTGCGGTGCCTGGTCCTCGTAGACCAGCATGGAGCGAGAATGGTGGCCTACCGCCGGCGTCCTGGAAACGTATCTGGGTTATCGACTTCGGTTTCACGGTGCCGATGTGTCTGCAGAAGTGGGCGATAGACAGCGACGGTCGGGCCTGGATGTACCAGGAGCTTTACAAGACCAGGATGCTGGTAGAAGACTTCTCAAGGGATGCACTAGAGGCGTCAGGTTGGAGATGGGATGAGCAGGGTGGCCACATCCCTATCGGCGACAGTATCGACCCATTGCCCTATGTAGTCATTGCGGACCATGACGCTGAGGGCAGGGCAACATTCGAGAGGTACACAGGCTTCCGCACTATAAATGCGGTTAAGAACATAACCGGTGGCATCCAGGCTGTAGAGCAGAGGCTTAAGGACGCTGGCGATGGTTTGGCCCGGTTCCTTATTAGACATGGTGCCAACTGGTATGGCGACCAAGACAAAGAACTTTCGACGGCTATGAAGCCGACCTGCACCGCGCAGGAAGTTAACAATTATGTCTGGGATGAGTCCAAGGGTAAGAAGGACGTGCCTGTCATGGAAGACGACCATGGCATGGACTGCTGGAAGTACCTTGCAGCCTTCCTGGATGGTATATTCGACAAGGATCTGAAGGCGAAGGACGTGCCATTTGCTGCGTCTGAGTCTCCAACCAACCATATAGTATCTTTACCGCGAAAGACCGGAAGAGGGAAGACGCATGGCCGAGGGCCGCAAAACGAGGCGAGGGACGCGTGGGGCTGGTCGTGGGGGTCGTGGGGCCGCTACGGGAACAGGTAACACGCAGGCAGGGCCACCAACACCGGCCTCTAGTCCTGTAGCAAATGATCCGGCCGGTGTGCTTCAACAGGGTCCTCCTGGGGATGCGCGCGGGTATCCGAATGCACCTGGGGCAACACCCAGGGGTATACGACAGACTGAGCCTCGCGGATGGACGCCATACGCCTCTGGCGGCACTGGCGTACTTGCTCGACGTGCCATCGTCGATCCGTTGTTTGGTCAGACATCTGAACAGATACAAGAGTACGCACAGACGTACCCTATGCGACTGCTCAGTCTGTTGCCTGACATACACCCTTCGGTAGGGTTCGCCGTGTGGAATGCACTTCGCCTTATGTGCCCGCGTGAAGGCTTCTCGCTGTCCGTGTGGTCCAAACCGAAGACACCTGGCACTGCGCCAGAACCTGACTTTGAGGGTCAACAACTTGTCGACAACTTCTGGGGCAACCTCCCGCCCGAAATCGGCGGACTTAACGGGTTCATGGTGCAGCAGGCGATGCAGGCGCTTTTCACAGGTCTTGTCTGTCAAGAAGCAGTCCCAGGACCACCGACCAAAGGCGTCCACAGGCTCTGGCCAGTCGACAGCCTCTCGATCTACTTCGCGCGTTGGAATAGGAATGACGACCTATGGCCGTACCAGCGACAACGGTTCCCGGCGGGTTTAGGTGTGTTCGCCGTTGGACAACAACCACTACCTACACCACCACCGAACGCACCACAGGGGCCGGCGGGTATGCCTGCAATACTAGGCGGAGCATACATTCCATTAAATCCGGAAACATTTACGTGGCGATCGGTAGACCCACTTGTAGACGACCCGTACGGGCGTGCGCCATATTCGACGGTCCTATCAGAGGCACTGGCAGACCTGGCACTCATACAGGACCTGCGAGACGCGGTGCACAACGCTGCGTGGCCGAGGCTCAAGGTAGAAGTGGACCTGGAGGCACTACACCGCGTTGCTATCGAAGTGTATCGCATATCGGACCCGAAGAAGGCTGCGGACTGGGTAAACCAGCGGTTCCAAGAGATAGTAGCCTATGTAGGACAGTTGAACTCGTCAGACAACATCGTGACCGCGGGTTCTGGCAAGGTGGACAACTTGCAGCCCGGTGGTTGGCAGGGCCTTGAAGGCATCCTGCAATTCCTGCGATCGAGGATCGTACAGGCACTTAAGACACTTCCAACACTTCTCGGCGTCGGTGACAGTGTCACACAGTTCACCTCGGTGGAATGGACGATATATGTCGAAGGCCTGGAGAACATGCGTGGACTGATAGCAGAGCTCGTCATATGGGCATCCAATATGCACCTGCGACTATGTGGTTCAACATCTACAGTCCGCGCAGACTATGACAGGATCAAGACGAATGACTCGCTCGTTGAAGCTAACACTGAGGCGGTACGTATACTCAATGAGACGAACAAAGAGAAACTTGGGTATATTACGCATGATGAGGGTGCGCATACGATAACTGGGCATGCGGCCGTAAGCGAGGCACAACCCGGGGTGATAGAGCCACTCATAGATGCTACAGACCCACAGGGTGTGACGTCTCCAACAGCCTCGTCAGACTCGCGGCGACCAGGTGGTGCTGTGAAGGGGCCACGTCACCAGGACAACACCGGTAAGCGGAACGTGCCACAGAACCCTAACAAGGATGGACAGGACAAGGAAACAACTAACAATCGTGGGTTTAGCGAGATACAGTTCACAAGGATGGTGGTATAATGCAGATCGATGAGCAAGGATTGTTGTCACGCAGAATGCTAATGGTGCGTGCGGTTGGCCAATTCTGGCTTGTCGACCGTGTATATGCTGACAGCATTGAGAGTGTCATATGTAATGCCAGTGCGGCCGAGATAATGGAAGCACGACGCGAGACGGCTCGTGCAGCAGAAGCGGATGCCATAGAGGCAGCACAGGAAGACACAAGCAAGCGTCGCAAGCCATATCAGATACTTGATGGTATCGCATATGTCAATATGGCCGGCATGATGACGAAGCAGGCAACGTCTATGCAGGCGATGTTTGGTGGTGTCTCTACCAAGGCGACAGAGGCAGCACTTATGCAGGCTGCCGAAGACAAGTCTGTGCGATCAATAATGTTGGTGATCGACTCGCCTGGTGGTGACGTAAGTGGTGCATTCGACCTTGCACAGTGTGTATGGGCCATTAATCGTGTCAAACCGATCGACGCATACATAGAGGACACCGGTGCATCTGCAGCCTACCTTGTTGCATCGCAGTGTAGATCGATATCTGCGAACTCTAATGCACTTGTAGGGTCGATCGGCATAATCTGTTGTCTCACCGACACGACTGGTTATGACAAGCAGCGTGGCATCAAGAAGACATGGATTACAACAGGGCCACTTAAAGGTGCTGGCCATGGTATGGAAGTTTCAGACGAGCACCTTGCAGCCGCACAGAAGCGTGCGGATGACTTCATGGGCTTGTTTGTAAAGGCTGTGTCCAAGGGACGCAATCTAGACGAGAAGGCGATGGCCAGTGTCGCCACCGGTGACGTATTCGTCGCAGGTAGAGCCAAAAAGCTCGGACTGGTCGACACAATCCAGAGCTTAGGTGCAGCACATGCTGCAGCACTTGACGCTCCGACAAGGCCGGCACGTAAACCGGTTTCCAAAGGAGAAGCAAAGATGGCAGGAGAAACTGAAGTGACGGCCGATGTATCGGACGTCAGACGATGGTTGGAGACTGACGCGGACGGCACAGCGTCAGCCGCATTACTTGTTGCGCAGGCACCAGCGGCACTAACAGAACCGGCGACGGCTCTTGCTGCACAGCCCGCTGCACCGGCACCAATGGTTGCCGCATTTACTAGCGAACAGGCCGCATTCCTTGCATCCGCCGCGAGCGCTGGTATAACCACCCCGGAACATCTGACGGCACTTATCAACAGGGCCACTACCGGGGATGAATACATTGCAATTTTGCGCAAACAGACGAAGGCCATGGCGGTTGTCGCCCTTGGCCAAGAAATTGGAGCGCAGGCTGCAGATGTAATAGACGCACAGCCATTGGCTCTACTTCGCGGGATGGCCCGCCAGTATGAAGCAATCGCAGTCGACAAGGGACTCATGGAGCCACTTGCCGGCACGCCGATGGCACGTACGACGGCACCTGGTGAGCATCCACAAGTGGGTCGCACCACAGCAGTGCCGAAGCCGAAAGTAACAGGGGCAGTCGCAGACTCTGGCGGCCAGGCACAACCGACCGACGAGGAGCGCGTCCAGCACAATGTACAGGCCCTACGCGGCACTGGCATTTACGGAATGTAAGGGAAGGGTGAATAAATGGCGGCAGTAACTAAAATAACAGGTCAGAAACCCACCCCGATTTCTATGCCTCTGGACGTACATCAGAGGCGGGGTTCGGGGTTCATCGTAGGTGCAGACATCGCCGCTGGCGATGCGGTGACACTGGCACCCAATAGTAGTGCAATCACGGCTGGTGTGCCGATCATGCAGGTAGTCAAGTGTGACGCATCCGGTGGTGCAGGTGTACTTGCAATCTGTATCGGTTTCGCCGCACAGGATGCGAAGGCCGGACAGGCAGATGCGTTGACTATCATCGACGACTCTGACTGGCGATACGGCACAGGGTTCGTGAGCACCTTCCTAAATGGTGCGACCGGACCAGTGTATGTCTATCTCTCGGCGACCGTACCGGGTGGACTGGACACGACACCACCATACAGCGGTGCACCAACGGTTGGTGTCATCCTTGATGACAGTCGAATTCGCCTATGGGGAACACGATCGGTTTAAGCACCGGCGTTAGAAAGTTATAAAGGGAAGGTAAACAAATGGGCTACAGCGCCGGCAACTATACGGTTGGTGTCCCCACATTCGGCACACTCGAAACACAGGATACACTACAATCTCTGCGTATTGCGCAGGGAACAGTCGCATCCTTCGGGGAAGACAATGTGTGGCAGGTAGTGAACGATGCATTCATCGCACACAACCGCATTCTGGCTGAACTGCTTACTCCGTTCGTCGAGGTGACCACCAATCGCCTGCGAAGGACAGGTGGCTTCGACCAGATGGAGATGGAAGAAGTCGACCAATTCGGTACGACACAACCACAGAAGATATCAAACGGTGCAAACATCGGCTTCCCACTTAGGAAGTATGGTGCGTCGCTTGCATGGACTCGTGACTACTTCCGAAACATCGAAGTGCAAGAATTCGCCGCACAGGTGACTGCACTACTTACCGCTGACGTGCGACGCATCCAGCGACAGATCAAACGGGCATTCTTCGGGGGGGTTAACTACACCTTCTACGATAGAATTATTGACAGTGCAACCCTTCCAGTTAAGGCGTTGCAGAACAATGATACATCGTTCCCGATCCCGATCGGACCTAATGGCGAAGTGTTCCCAACGAGCATGAACCATTATCATGTATCAACCACATGTGACCAGTACTCGGTCGCCGCATTGGTACTTGAAGTTATCGAGCACCACAACACTGGTGATGCATATATCTGTATCCACCAGGGTCAGGAAGCTGCATTCCGTGCGATGCCGACGACTGTGTTCGTTCCACTGCTACCGGCGTCAATTGTAGGTTCTATACTACAGACGCAGGCACCAGGACGTGCATTGGACATCTCCAGTCCATATGACCGTTTGATTGGGTACTTCAATGGTACCGAAGTCTGGATCAAGCCATGGGTTCCGATGAACCTATTGCTCTGCTACCAGGCCAACCAGCGCAAACCACTCGCACTTCGTGTGCGTGGTACCGGTCCTGAGCAGATCGGTGGATCATCGAATTCCATCATGGGTGGTTCTGTTGGCATCGGTAACGGTGACCTCGAACTGGTCTATGAATTCGATCAGTTCCCATTGCGTGCACGTGGCTACCAGCGTGAGTTCGACGTGGCGGTTCAGAACCGCATCGGTGCGGCGGTTCTGCAGATCACATCTGCTGGATCGTACACACCACCATACATCATCTAACGATGACGACTAGCGGATCTGCCGTTGCAGGGCGGCAGATCTGCAGACAGGGGGAAACAAATGGCCGACGAAATAAAGAATGTAGAACTTACACCAGACAAGATACCTACACAGGCAAAGGCATCAGACATACAGTTGTCACCTGTGGAGGCTGCACAGGTCGCATCCGGCAGTGGTATTGGGCAAGGGCGTTTTCTAAACACATCCGCTATGCCTAACTCTGTACCACTTAATAAGCTTCCAGAAGGTGCGGACCCGGCTGGCTGGATGATTGTTAACAATAAGTACGTCAACTGCGATGGCAAGACACCAGAAGAGCTAGAGAAGGAAGACGTTAACTACCATCGTGCGAAAGCAGATGCTGCCACTGCACAGGCGGCTAATGCGATCAATGACAACGAAAGACTTCTACGCGAACTTGAGGCCGCACAGGCAACAAACCTAGCGGCACAGGCGGAACTAGAGGCACTGAAGGCATCACAGCTTCCACCAGCGAACACAACCAACGGTACCGAGCAGGCCCCTAAGCCACCGGCAAGTAACATCAAGTAGGAACAACGACCATGACCACGGTACAAAAAGGCGCGACAATACTACTATCTCACATGTTCACAACTGTGCCAGATGTGGTCACGCCTGTATCCGTGGCCGTGGTTGCCACACTTCCAACAAGTGGCTCGACAGTTACCTATGCAGGATCTGTACCTGGTGCATCACAGACACCTACCTCTTCGGCGTTAGTGTCGTTCCCAGAAGGTGGTTCATACATCATCTATTGGAACCTAGTGACATCTGATGGGCAGACGATAATTGAGCAGGACGACTATTTCGCACCTGTGACACAGATACACAGGTTCATACGTGAGAGACTATCTGCAACAGTTGATACACTTCCTGATGCACCATTGGACTCCACACTTTGTTTCGTTAACAGATTGATGATAAGGCGACTGTCAGATGTTCTTACGACATATGACTCTGTCCCATCTGTTGATGCCAACATTTTTGATCAGGCACTTGCACTTGTAACATGTGCCTACCTTAGACCACTAGTGCCAAAGACATATGCATCTGGTGAGCTTACCAGTGTGCAGATTGGCACAGACAAATACAACTTTGCAGAACTTGGTTCACGTGCGGCAAAACCACTTGATCCTGTTGAGCAACAATGGATAGATCAGGCTGGTGAGTTGATCATGAGCTGTTCATTCACCGCCGAAGATGACAACAATCTTGTCAACTTCCCATTGTTCCAGATATCTGGTACACGCAGGAATGCACGACAACAACTTAGTCGCAACAATAATTGCCACCCACTATATCGTTTGTGGGGTGATGATGTATCCGAATTCTTGTGGGAAAACGGTCGGAAGAACCAGTGGATGTAAATGTTACTTTCTAAGATGGCTATAGCCGCTATGAGAATAACTGCAGATGTTGTGATGGATGCAACTGCAACCATCATGAGGACCACACTTGTCGATGATGGTTATGGTTCTAAGTCTGATGCACGAAATGTGGCTGCCACTGGTATACGCTGTATAGTACAACCGATCATAAGAACACCACAGGTAGACCAGGTACCAGGTGCTAAAGAAGTACATGGTAATCATATAATCGTGTTCCCATGGGGAACAAATATACAACCGTCTGATTTTATAGAGGTTGTTAATGACAATGGTAACACAGATACGTTCCAAATAGATGTGCCATACAACAACAAGCAAAACGGTGCAACGTCTCAGTACTACTGTTTCAAGGTAATATAATGGCAGATACAGCAAATAGTCTTGTATTATCACAAACAATAGTAAGGAGTGCCAACATCGCTGGCATGACTAAAGAGGTGGAAATTGCAGTACAGAATACCTTGTTCGAACTGGGACAGGAAACCCGTGACCTTGCAAGAGGACTTGCACCAGTCAAGACTGGTGCTCTTAGGGCATCTATATATGTCACCCGTGCTGGTGGATATGCGGCAACCACCACAGGGCGAATGGGCAATAGAACGTCACTTGGTTTCAGGCGATCTGCACGTGCTGCTGTTGAAAGGAACGAAAAGCTGAGCTTCATCACTGGTAACAAACATATCAGCGAGAGGACACAGAGAGCACGCTATGCAAAGACCAGTTACGATTACATGCGTGAACTGAAGACGACTGTGACACATGAAGGTGAGTTTGCACACCTAGGTTCACAAGGATATCAGTCATTTGAAGATGATGTAAGAAGCATCTTACCAATGGGTGGTGTCTCACGTGATACATTCTTTGTCACAATTGGTGCATCTGCATTCTATGCTGGATATGTAGAATATGGCACCAGACGAAATAGAGCACAGCCATTCTTGACACCCGCCGTGAATTGGGCTAGGTCGCAGATGACACCAAGATTGACAGCAGCTATTGGTTCGGCGGCACTATCAGCCGCGGAGATAAAATAATGCCGATAGAGATAATGTCTATCGACAAGATGATAGTCGAGACACTACAGAATGATCCGGATGTGCAGGCGGCATTTGGGTTTCTTGGCACTGGTAACCCGGGCAATGACCCACGGTTCCCATCCGGTGCGACTAATGCGAATGCTGTTATATTTGCAGACATAGCACCATTGTCAACACCATCGCCATTCATAGTGTTTGGTACCACTAGCAATGTTGACATAAATGCGGTTGGTGGTTACAGGTCCATACAAGACGCCGTGTACTTTATCAAGGTATGTGGTAGTGGTAATGGATACGGACCAATCAAGCGGCATATGGATGCGGTTGACAATGCTATAGTGAATTTTGATATCACGCTTGACACTGGTAATGGCGTGTATGTGTACAGGTTCCTGCGGCACATGGTCATAAAAGTATCAGAGTCCGTCAACAATACGACATGGTATCACCTCGGCGGTGTGTATTGTACAGTTACATCAGGAGTGTAAAATGAGAGTGTTTGATGATCCGCTTGGTTATTATGCGTCCAGTAATCCTGGTAGATACCTACAGTACAATGCTACATATCAGGCAACTGGTGGCCGCTGGTCTAATGGTCCATGTACACAACTTGTGGATAACAATAGTGTCGCCGTGCCATTTAGAAATGCTACCAGTTTCACTAACTACCTTGGTTTTGCAATGAAGGTACTACAGTTTGGTGGAGGTTCAAATGTTGCATACCTATTAAACAGTTTGAGCCAATTTGGCTTGTGTCTACAGGTTACGTCAAGTGGTGCACTTAAACTTGGATCTATTAATACGACCACACTATTCACAAGTACAGCAGGTTTATTAGCGGTTGGTGTATGGAATTACATTGAGTATGGTGGCCTAAACGATACTGGTTCATCTGGTACAGCCACACTCAAACTAAATGGTGAGACACTTATCAGTTTGACAGGTGCACATACATCATGGAATTTGACACAACCATGTAACACAGCTGTTATCGTCGCCGATAATGGTTCTGGTTTCCACCATCAGGTACAAGATATTTATGTCAATGATGATGTGAATGATCCGATAGACCCGTCGAATACAAAGAACAAAGGTTTCGACGGTGACCAGAGAATGTACTACATGGGTTTTACAACAAATGGTGCACAGACACAGATGACACCTAACCCAGGTTCAAATACAAATGTACAGAACATACAGGATCCTACTGGCCTTGATGACAATACAACATATAATGCCGCACCAACTGTTGGTCTAATAGATATGTATGAACAGGGTGGTGTACCGACCACAGCCGCTGTCATTAAGTGTCTTAGCATTGTCACAGCTACCGCCAAGGATGATGCTGGTATAGCCGCTGGTGTTGTAACATTTGGTGATGGTACACCTGCAGACAATCAGTATGATACACATGATATATATGCACCTACTGGCGACATATATTCTGTTGCACGTAGATACTTCTGTGTCAACCCGTGGACAAGTGCTGCATGGGTCAAAGAAGACTTCAATACGGGTGTGAATGGTGGTGCACCACTACAAATTGGCATCAAGCGAACTATATAAGGTAAAAGCATGTCTTCGGCCGTAAAACTGCTATGCCACTTCGATGGTGCGGATGGCAGTACTACATTTACAGATAGTAGTGCATCTGGCCATGTTGGCACAGCACTTGGTTCGGCCGCTATACAAAACGCCATAGCTGAGTTCAGTGGTGCTGTATCGCTTAACCCATCAGGTGACACTGGTGATGCTGTATCATTTCCGTACTCTGAAGACTTCCAACTTGGCGACAATGATTTTTGCCTAGAGTTCTGGATATACTTCACTGCAGGCGGTACAATGATACCGTTTGATAATCGTGGTACAACAGATGGTACATGTTGGGCAATGTATACAGATGGATCTAATTTCCATTTTGTTGCATCGCCACATGCAGAAGATAATGCTGGTTGGCCTTTAAATGTGTCATGCCCACAACCTGCACCTGGTGCATGGCACCATATAGCGATAACACGTGTTACAGATACATTCACATTTTATATAGATGGTGGATTTGGATCTACACAAAATGTACCAGCAGGATGGACGATACCATATAATGTAGGAAATGCATTTTATGTTGGACGTGGTAAACCAGGATTAAGTGTTGTATTTCCGTTCCAAGGGTACATAGATGATCTAAGATTAACAGTTGGAAATGCTGTATATTTTAGTGCATTCACACCTAGTGGCCCACTTACAACAACCATAACTGCCGCTGCAAATCTTGATGTGACACAACAGTTTGGTATTGTATCTGAGTTAGGTACACCTGCATTAAATATAACACACCAATTTGGTGTGGCATCTTACAGTGATGACCCCATATTCAAACTAACACATCAGTTTGGTATAATGTCATACAGAGATGATCCATCATTTAAGGTGACACATATGTTTGGTGTACTGTCTATGCAGGCACCAATAAACCCACCAACAGTTGTGACGATAAATGACACACAGGTATCATTCACTGTACCACACTGGGGTGGCACATATTCACAACTTAACCTGCAGAAAGCACTTGCATCTGCACCTACTGTATGGGCAACAGATCTAACACATGTTGTACCAGGCACGACAGTTGTAGACAATACTTTAACTGGTGATACAGTTTACATATTTAGGATAGTAGCAATCGATGGTATGACTACTATACCCGGCACACCAACTAGTGATGTTACGACGGCACCACCTCCACCAACAGGTGTATTACTCACACCATCAACAGGGCCGATGATGAGTATAACAATAACATACACACCTGTTGATGACACGGTTGGAATAAATGTATATAGGGCAACATCCTTCGGCGGCAGTTATGACCTAATCGGTGCAGATGTATTTCCATCACCGTATATAGATACACACTCGCTAACAGAGTTACAACCCTATTACTATGCGCTAACGGCGCTCGACTCCTCGGGAAACGAGAGTCTCTTACCGGCTGGCATTGGGCCAGTCACGATCACAACAACGACGGGAGACCACATGAACGAAAGAGCTACAGTATACGAGGGGTCGCAGCTATTTGTAGAGACGACCCCTGGCGTCACAGGCGCCGCAACATTCCGTCTCATGGAGACGGACTTCATGCCGGACATAACCCCTGATATCCGCGAGATAAAGGTGCAGGGATCCAAGTTCGACACTGACACATCACATGGCAAGGAGTACACCACCGGTACCATCGGCGGCCACATGGCTTACTATGATGATGCATACCTGTTCTCCGGACTACTTTGTTCACCAGCCATTAGCACACCAGTATCCAACACATGGAATGTTGGCAATGCGTCTGGTACCATCGGTTTCGATGTTACTACACATATCAATGGTAGTGCTGTAACGACCACACTCGCGGCGGCCTCATTCGCGAATGCAAGTGCATTACAGGCGGCGATTGGTGCACTTACCAATGTTGGTGTTGGTAATGTAACGGTAACTGGTGCAGCACCATCATATGTTGTATCTGGTGTCGCATGGTTGTCTACTGGTACATTTGTACTATCCAACCCAACAGGTACACCACTACCGACACTCGCTGTTGCTTACACGGCTACCAATACTCGGCGGTTCACATTCGATATGATACCATTCGGACCTGAGGCATCACTTCAGACGTATACACTCGAGAAGGGTGCACCTGGTATCGCCAACTTCGGTCAGCAGATCGGACAGTTGACACCGACTGCACTCATGCTAAAGATGAGTGAGAAGGAAATGACGAAGACTGGTAACTTCATCGGTGTCAAAGGTGTAGATCCATTCACGGTTACTCCACTTACAGACATCACCGATAAACCATCAATGCCGATGAACTCCAGTGACGTTGGTATCTTCCTTGGTACCTCTCTTGTTGGTCTACAACGACAGAAACGTGTATTCGACATGGAATGGGGATGCACGGATCGACAGACACCTGTAATCACACTTGACGACAGTGTAGACTCATTCTCTAACACTGTTGAGTCTGCACAGACCAAGTGGACACAGAAGATGACAATGGCACAGGATACCAATGGGCAGACCGTTCTTGGCTACCTTCGTTCCGGACAGATCATCTACCGTGTCATTGAGATCCGCGGCCCGTCGATCGAGTCTGGTTTCCGTCACCGCTTCAAGATCACCGAAGCAGTAAAGGTAATCGCCGGACCCAAGCAGGATACCAATGGTGTCTACACAGGTGCGTATGAGTCTACACTCATATTGGATCCAACCCTCATGGGTGGAAATGCTGTACGTGTCGAAATCGATGTCGAGCTAACAGCACTCTAACATACCACATCGGGCCGCAGGCAGCGGCCCGGTGTAAACTTTAATTGTATCGGGGAGGTACAAATGCCTACACTCAAAAAACTTAAGTCGAAGACACGCGAACTTAAGGTAAACTATGGTGACGACGTACTTAACGTCACATACTTCTCGCATGCCTATACACCACGGCTGGAAGAAGAGTCACAAATCTCCAACCTTGGCGCAGGCCACGCAATGATCGACATGATGCTTCCACTCATAGCCACATGGGATCTCACCAACGAATATGAAGTGTGGGATTACATCAAGAGCGAAGAGACAGGTGAAGTCGACAAGAACTTCAAGGCACCATACCTTGGCCCTCGGCGATTTGTTATAAATGGTCGTGGTGGCAAGATAGGTGAATGGCCACAGGCAAAGGTAGACCATGAGTTCGCCGAAGGCGAAGAGAAGTGGTTCGTCTATGTGCTTGAGCAGGTCTTCGAGGACGGCGAACCATTGCTCGAGAGCAAGATCGTGCCTGTGACTACACAGGGTCTTATAGACGTGCCTGTCAATGTTATGGTGGATATCGTCAAGGCTGTCGGGGAGCAACTATCCCCGGGGGAAATGAAGAGCTCCAACTCAGAAAGTTCCTTTGCCTAAACGGTAGGGCCGGGAAGGCACCATCATGGTACCTTACCATGCGGGCAGCACGTTATCTCGGTGTTGCCCCGTGGGAGCTGGAGCTCAAACCAATGATGTGGCGACAAAGAGCTTTAATGGCACAGTCTGCCGAAAGCTACGCCGAATACGAGAGGGCTAGGAAAAGTTAATTGTCGATAACAGTGGCAAACCTAATAGCGCAGGTAGGTGCAGACCTAACACAGTTCAAGCTAGGTATGAACGAGGTTGATGCACGTCTAAACCAAGTTAAGGTACGTGGTCAGCAGACCACAGCCACTGTTGCCGCCATGCGTGCACAGGCCGCTAGACTTGACAGTACGGCACAGACTGCATTCATAATGCAGAATGCAATGGGCCAGCGGCGTGGTGCTGCGATGAATGCAGCATTTAGTGCACAGCAACAGGCAGACATTGCGAGACAGATTAAAGAATTACAGGCACAACGTGTAGCCACATTGGCGGCCCAACCAAAAGGTAGCCGTACTGGTATAGTACAGGCACGTAAAGATTTAGCAGCAGCTGTAAAAGACCTTCAGGCAATGGAGATTGAAGCAAAACGTGCAACTGCCGCACTTGATGAATTAAATGTACGTGAAGCAAAGTATGCTGCGACGGCGAAAGCCGCATCTTCTAAGAGTGCATATATTAAATCACGTGCAAGTAATTTTGAAGAGTCAGTAGATGCATCTAATGATGTGGCTACAGCCATGGCATTACGACGCCAACAGGATGCGGCAGAACATAGAACAAGAGCACTCAATGCTGTGGCAGGTACGGCACTTGTTAGTGGTCTTGTCATAACAGGTGGTCTCGCACTTGGCACTAAGGTCGGTGCAGACTTCAACTTGATGTTAACCAATATGGCACACAATACCATGTTGTCCACAAAGAACATTCAATTCATGAATGCAGTAGTGGAACAACTAGGTGTTGAAGGTGGTGCCAATATGGACGAACTCGCCCACGGCTTCCGCCTGTTCACAGACTATACCTTCTCGGCGACCGAGGCGGCCAATGGCTTACGTACCGCAATGAAGGGGTCCATTGCTACAGGTACGAACATTGCTGACACAGCAGAGCTTTTGGCCAAAGCCACTAAAGAGTTCAATCTGCCACGTACACCAGCGGGTCTCGATAAGACTATGTCAGAAATGATAGAGACTGGTCGACGATCCACATTGACAATGCAGCAGATGATTGATGTTGGTGGTCAGTTGTATGCGACGGCCGCCAACCTTGGTATATCTTTCACAGAGGCAAATGCCGCACTTATCACGTTCACACAGCATGGCCTGTCTGGTTCACAGGCTGCTACACAGCTAAGAAATGACATACAGAAGATCACACAGCCATCGGCAGCAGTCCGCAAGGAACTCGCATTGTTGCACAAGATGACCGGTGTCGATCTGCCTGCGGACTTTACCAACATTGGACTAAGGGCCAATGGTCTACGTGGTACATTCGATAAGGTCGTCGAGGCATTCAACAAGCTTAACAAGGCACAACGTGCCAAACTAAATGTACAGACCGCACCAGACCTTGCAGAGAAAGTGTTCCCAAATCTGCGTGGTACTGTAGGTGCACTGATTGCAACCGGTACTGGTTTCCAAGACTTTGAGAATAACTACCAACATCTTGTTGACTCTCTTGACAGAGGATCACAAGTTAATGCGATGTACCAGCAATCACTTGCCAATCTGAACAATCAACTTGGTCGCGTTCAGAACATGGGTACCATACTGGCATCAACTATTGCGAATGCACTTACACCATCTATCGTCAAAATCATTGGTGGTGTGAATGTGTTGTTCAAGGATTTCAATGGCCTGTCAGAGAGTACCAAAGAAAATGATGTTAAGTTTATAGCACTTGCTGGTGCTGCACTTATACTTGTTGGTACAGTCGGCAAACTTGTAATAGGTATTGCACAACTTAGAACCGCACTTATTACGATGGGTGTGGCCGCCGAAGCACTTAGTGGCCCTGGATTGTTGGCTGGTCTTGCATCATTTGGCCTTGCAATATTACCTGTACTTGCAGCTGTTGCAGTATTTGGTACTGCATTATATATAGCCAATTTAAAGTTACATACACTAGATGACACAGCAGAAGTTGTCACACAGAGTATGGTGACACAGGCCAAGGCACATGCTGCTAATGCAGAGCAGGCATCTCTACATGCCAAACAGGTCGTTGAACTTGTCAAGAGATACAATGACCTACATGCTGCAGGTAAAGATACACATAGTATACTCAATCAGATACTAGCACTTAATCCGGATCTTATAAGTGGGTTCGATGCACAAGGTAAAATACTTGGTGTTGTTGCAGATGCTGCTGACAAGGCCACCAATAGTTATGTACAGATGAGGGCAGCTGCTGCACTTGCAGCTGCACAAGCACTACAGACTGACAATGCTAATCGTGCACAACAGTATGATCAGAACAATCAGGTTATACAACAATCACAATGGTCACTGACACATGGATATGTGCCAGCACCTACATTTACTAAGCATATCGCACAGCCAGGTGAACCTGGCTATGGTAGCCCATACACGACACAGACAGATACATATGCACCATTCTCACAGAGTGGAAAACAAGATGTATTACCTAACATGCAGAAGGCATCTATGCAGGATCTTGCCAAGGCAAGACAGGCAATGCTTGCTGCAATAGCCGCTAACAAACAACTTAATGCAGAGACCAAAAAGTCTATGCAAGATACATATGATGCATTGCATCCTAAGTTACCTAGCATAAACAATAAAGAAAATCATGAACCATGGGCACACAATCAGACAAAGAACACAGCAAATGATGGGGATGATAGTGCTGCCAAGTCTAAGGTTAGTGCATACAATGCTGCACTTAAGGCTGCACAACAGCAACTGTATGATCTAGGCAAGGCATACTTTGACATATCACATGAGGGTAGTGCAGCAGAGATAATGTGGGATAGACAACATGGTAAGCTCGCTGAACTTGCAAAGTACAGCAAGTCGGCTGCTGATGCATTGTTTGCACAGTCATATGCACAAGCACAACTTAATGATGAGACCAAGAAGTATGTAGATGCCAAGAAAGAAGCAGATGCCGCTGACTTCCAGATACAGAAGCGAAAGGTATTAGACTCTGCTACAGATCACAAACACCTTGAAGAGATGATCATTGATCTTGTTAATCCTGGTGGCAAGTACGCACATTTGTACCACCAGGCTGGTAGTCCAAGACTGCCAAGTACACAAGACATTGCTAACATGTCTGGTAATCTGAAGGTTGGTATAACACCAACACAGGTACCAAAGGGTGGTGTGGCACCTATGCCAGTCGACACACCACAGTCAGAACTGATGAAGAAGTTCTTTACACTCATTCAGCAGCTACTTGCCAGTGCAAATGCACAAGATATATACGATAAAAATAGTGCTACGAACTCTCAACAGAAAGACCTGTTAAAGTATGTAAATGAACCACGTAAGAAAAGCGATACACCACAAGATCAATTTGCCATGCAGCTTGCTGAAGATCCAGATGCACTAAAGAAGTTTACAGGTGTAACTGGCAATAAAGCATTGACCATGCTTAGCCACATGGATCTTGGCCAAACGATCGACCAACTTAAAGTATTCGTCGCCACAGGCGAAGATGTGGCCCACATCCTCGGCGACATATATGCCGCCAATGTTGCGTTTGCAAAGGCGACTGCAGATGACACTGAGAAACAGAAGAAGCAAAACGATGAACTAAGCAAGTACAGAAGTTATCTGTCTGGCAAACTTGATGACTCTGTTAATACGCTTAACAAGGATCGTGGTGGAAACAGTGAAGCACAGGGCAAACACGATGAGTTCATGGATAACTTCAAGAAGCAATACGAAGACATATTCAATGATCCATCACAGGTCAAGAACCAGGCCGCAATGCTTGCAGCAGCTGAGGCAACATACAAACAGATAGCCGCCAATGATGCACTTGACAAGACATCTAAAGATGTCGCCGAGATAATGCAGAAGGTTAAAGAAGCTAATGACGCCATGAGTGAGTCATATATACACTCAGTCGGTGACATAAAGATATCTGCATCGGCCTGGAAAGCGATGGATAAACAGCAACAGGATACTATCAAACATCTTAGACAGACTGCCGACATAAAGTCTATACTGTCAGAGGTCATGTCACAGACTGCTGACATATTTGGCAAGTCACTTGAGAACCTACGGCAGCATGGGTTCAAGGGCTTCTTTAATGGTGTAGTGCAGGACTTTGAGAACATGCTGTTCCAACTTGCGGTCAAGTGGTTAGAGTCTCAGTTCCTGCAGCTTATGATGAACCAGTTGCCATCTATCCTCGGCGCCATTGGTGGTGCTGCATCCGGAGGTGGTGGCGGTGGTGCATCTAGTGGTGGTGGTACATCTACAGGTTTCAGTAGTGGCCCTGGATCAGTCACGGCTGCAACAGGTAGTCCGATGGAAAAAGGTAAATCATATATAGTTGGTGAGAACAAGGCAGAGAGACTAACTGTTGATGAACAGGGCAATATGCACATAGACAATATGGGTCCGGGTATGCGTGGCCCTGGTCGTGCATCACCTGGTTCTACAGCCGCGTCTGTTGGTGATACACATATACATCAATACTTTAACATAACAGGTGTGCAGAACCCACAACAGTTCAGGAATACAGAGGGACAGATTGGATACCAGTCTGCCACTAATGCAAGACGTGCATTGAACAGGGATAGATAATGACATTCATAGATGTTTTGTTTCCAACAGATATAAGCCAAGGCACGGCCGGTGGCCCAACGTTCAATACATTGGTGACAGTCACTGGCTCTGGCGTAGAGCAACGTGCAGCACTGTGGCGACTACCACGTTACAAGTGGGATGTTGCATACACATTGAAGAAGCCCGAACAGATGTATGATCTAACATCGTTGTTTAATCTTGTACAGGGTAGACTTGACAGTTTCAGGTTCCTTGACTGGTCTGACTACCATGACTATCGTGTAGGTTCGAATACACCCATGGGTTATTTGACACCTACACCTTTACAGCCGACTAAGTTACCATGTGATGGCACCAGCCCATTACAAATGTATAAATCTTATGCATTTGGTTCTTACACAAAGGTGCGTAAAATAAGCAAACCTATTACAGGTACAATAATCATACGTGATGGATCTGGCAATGCACTTGTCGAAGGTGGCATGGGATCTAATGGTTATACAATTGACTATACATCTGGTGTAGTGACACTTGAGTCACCATCGACATATAACACACAACAGATGACATGGAGCGGCCAGTTCCACATACATGCAAGGTTCGATGTAGACGAGATGAAGTTTGTACAAGAGGCAACGACTATACGTAGTATTGACTCGATCAATATAGTAGAGATAAGAGACTAACAATGCCAAGAGATATAACAGAAGCATTCAAGGCTTACCTTAATGGTGAGACAATGCAATGTGCAATATGTGTCAAACTGGTATTGACGAACTCTACTGTCATGGGTTTCACTACATGGGACTCTGACATAGTATTTGATGGTGTAACATATGAGCATCAGTCTGCCGTGTCAGGTTCACCTATAGTCGCAAATGTTGGTACCGGTGTAGACAACATGGAAGTCACAGGTCTCATAATGAGCGACTCCATAACTGATGCAGATATATTCGCAGGCAAATATGACAAGTCGCGTCTGTCCATATTCATGGTCAATCCAGACGACCTGACGATCGGCAACATGATACCATTGTCTGGTACCCTTGGTGATTTCAAGACCGCAGGCAACAAGTACATAGTTGAACTACGATCACTGACACAGTTGATGAGCCAACAGATTGGCGAGACGATCAACCCTACCTGCATGGTAAAGTTCTTCGGCGACCATAGGTGCAAATTCGACACTGTTGGTGGTATGGATACATCTGGTCACCCAGTTAGATATGTTGGCACTGTTACATCGGTACCAGACCAGACATCTATGTATATGTCTGGCATAGTGTCTGTGCTCAACTATTACACATATGGTAAGATACAGTTCATCACTGGTGCCAATGCTGGCATAACACGTGAGATAAAAGTACATGGTGATCCATCATCATACCTAAGCAATAATGTCATATCGTCACCATCATCGCCTGGTGGCGTTCCATTTAACAGCAACCTTACAGTTGGTTGGTTATCTATGATAGGTACATACTTCACATTTCCTATACCATCGGGCACATGGAGTTCTGCATATCTATCTTACCAAGGTTCATGGAACCTTAGGTCACAGATACAACAAGGTACTGTCAACCTGTATGTGCAGGTACCGATTGGCAATCAATATTTGCTTGATCAAGAAAGTTGGAGTGGTATATTCCAGAACAACATAACACTTGAGAGCCCATCACTTGCGGCTATAAACACGCTTGCAAGTGGAGGTGGTGGTACTATGACATGTGGCTTGCAGTTGCACAATGATCAGGCACAGCATCTTCTAGATGTATATGTACAGGATCTGGTATTGACACTGTCTGGTTCACCTGCTGGTGCGAGTGATCTGCTGTTGCTTGGTGATGCATTCCCATATCCTGTATCACCAGGTGACACAGCATATGTGACTGCAGGTTGTGACCTACTTGATACGACATGTGCCAACAAATGGAATAACATAAATAACTTCAGGGGCTTCCCACACATACCAGGCACCGATCTGATACTCAAGGTAGGTATAGGCGCATGAACAAGTTTACTGGTGATGACATTGTCAAAGAGGCACGTACATGGTTGTACACACCATTCTATCACACAGGTCGCAAGAAGGGCAGAGACCGTAACAATGGTGATGGTGTAGACTGCTGTGGTCTCATCATATGTGTGCTTCGTGAGGTAATGGGTTTTACATATGACAAGAGAGACTATTCGCGTGTCATGCCAAATGGTGTAATGCGTGCAGAGGTAGAGACATGGTGTGATCGTGTAGAAGGTGACCTGTGGAAACCTGGTGATGTTATGTTATTTAGCATAGCAGGTGCAGAACAGCACATAGGTTTCTACACAGGCAATGAGAAAATGTTGCACTCATACCAGACTGCAAATGCAGTTTCTGAGCATGACATAACACCACAGTGGCGGAAGAGAATTGTAGATGTGTTCAGGGTTAGAGGAATATCAACTTGTTAAAAAGACGACACAAAAGAAACCAACGTGGTGCAACGGTAGTCTTTGGTGTGATAGGTGCTGCCATAGGGGCTGTTGTGGATGTGGCCAACCCCGCCCAAGGTGCTATGTGGGGCTGGAGTATCGGCACAGTAGTCGGTGGGCTCCTCTTCCCCCCTTCTATGCCGGCTAACTCACTCGGCAAACTTGATGACTTACGGGTAACCTCGTCGTCATATGGCACGTTCATACCATGGTTCTGGAAGGACACACGCACAGCCGGGCAGGTAATATGGGCAACAGACCTTGTAGAGCACAAGAGTGGTGGCGGCGGTGGCAAGGGTGGACCATCGAACAACACGACCGTCTACACATACACATCTTCATTCGCTGTGCTTGTTGGTCGTGGCCCTCTGAAGTCGATCGACAAGATACTGTTCAATCAACAGGTCGTATATGACACCACACAGACGCCGAACACATCGGCCGGGCTGACCATATCAGGCATCTACCTCGGCGATGAGTTGCAGACACCAGATGCATTCATGACATCTGTACTCGCCGCAAATGGTGAGACAAGTCCTGCATATCGCGGGTATGCATATGTCGTATTTGAAAATGTAGACCTGACCAACTATGGCAACAGGTTACCGAATATACAGTTTGAGACAACAGGCTTTGGTACAATCTCTGCGGACATTATGACTGATGTTGCCGCACAGTGTGGCCTTGCTGCACCAATATGGACAATGGCAACAGCTGGTACAAGTGGTGCCAATGGTGCATATACATTCACATCGTTCCATGATGTGAATGGTAGCCTTGTATATACCAATGGTACAAACATGTTGTACTTCGATGATGCTACAGATGACTGGGTAATAGCAGCAACTGTTGGTGGCACAAAGTTGTACCAAGCGTCTGGTGGCACATGGTCACAGATACCACTGACAGGTTGGACAGTTGTTACCGGTGCATCACCTGCACCAGCATGTACATGCAAACATGTTGACTATGATTTTTCATCTGCAACAGATGCTATACTTGGCTACATTAATCCTACTAGACAAATGGGTAAAGCTGTTGTAGAACCATTGGCTATGGCACTGTTCGCCGATATAGTAGAGACAGATGGTCTAATTAGGTGGATACCACGTGGTGCATCACCTACAAGAACACTGTCTATAGATGATCTTGGTGCGGTTAATTGGAGCCCTGGCAGTGGTCTCGATAGTGATACAATACCTGTTAAATATAAAAGACAACAGGATTGGGAAATACCATCATGTGTACAGGTGACATACTTCCAATGGAACTCGAACCCAATTGCACGCAACTTTCTGCAGGCATCTCAGTCGGCGATACGTACAACTAAGAGTGACATGCAGAATGTTCAACAGATAACGTTCCCAATGGTCATGGATGATACGTTCGCCAGACAACTTGCAGAGTCACTGCTTTATACCGCATGGGTTGAACAAGACTCATTTAGTGTAGAGGTATCACAACGGAATTCAGATCTGATACCATCAGATGTATTGTTCATACCACATGGTGGTCTCAACAAGAGAACAAGAGTAATACAGAGCAACATGGCTATGCCAGGTATATCACAGTTGTCTCTTGTACTTGATGATTGGTCACCATTGTTCCAGTATATACAGGGTGCGCCGACAGGTGGTAACGGTTCAAGTGGTTCACTTGGCTCAACTAACATGGCACTTGCATTCCAGTCAAATGCATTTAATGACACTATCGCCAAACAGAACGAGGTGCATCTGTGGCTGGCTGCAGCATGGACTCAGGCATCTACACCTGGACGCTGTACTGTATATATATCTATGGATGGTGGTACAAGTTACCAACGTGCATTTGGTGACATAGGTGGATTGGGCAATGGTGATTTCCGTGGCAGCAAAGGCATACCATCGACTATGGGTAATTGCCTGTCTGCACTTGGCACATGGTCCGACTACACGATGATGGACACAACCAACACACTGCAGATCACACTCGCTGTACCTGGCCAACAGTTGGAGTCTTGCTCTATGGCAGACCTGGCAAATGGCACGAATGCACTATGGATCAACAATGAGATAGTACAGTTTGAGACTGCGACACACATATCTGGAGACACGTACGAAATATCTAACCTGTTACGTGGTCAGCGTGGCACTGACCCGTTCATGTCGACACACTCGACAGGCGAGATAGCCGTGCTTGTAGAGTCCTCGCTTGGCATGCAGGTGCTGTTCCCACCACCTCTCGGCGGTGACCCGGCACTGGGTAGCAATATACTTGTCAAGTTCGTGTTTCCTGGTCAGTCGCTTTCTGGTGTAACACCACAGACTGTGACACTTGACGCACCAGAACTTAGACCATACAGGGTTGCAAATCTGTCAGGATCACGTGATATACCAGGTAACCTGACTATAACATGGACCGGTAGAAAACGTTTTGATGGGTATTATCCATACAGTGTAGGTGCAGCAGATGAACCAATACAATATGGTATAGGCATATACACCGATGGCACATACTCGACACTTGTTCGTGGCGCGAGTTTCTCGTCACCAACATACTCATACAGTGCAGCAGATCAGACAACAGACTTCGGTTCGCCACAGGCAACTGTGTACATAAAGGTGCATCAGTACAGTCATATATCAAGCGTAGGAGAGGGATACCAATGGCAGGGAACAGTATGACAATTAACAGAGATACACGTCGTGTACGTATGATTGAAGAAAACATAAAAGAACTGCTTGAAAAGAACACACAGGCATTCAAAATACATACTGTACAAAGGATAAAGTTCTTATGGTTCAAAGGTGATGTTGACACACCAGAAGTAGTAATAGTCATGGCCACCTTGTTGAACCTTATCCATAGACTTGTGTTCGCACATGAAGGTGCATCGCCGATGGTGTATCTAGGTATGAAGCAAGTATTTGGTGATGAGTTGTACACATGTATACTTATACTGTTAACAACTATGGGTATATCATCATTCATGCTATACCTTCCACGTATAAGGAAAGAGATTGTACTCGTAGTTTCTATGTATTTTGTAGTATCAGGGGTGATACTTTTACTCAATGTGCGTGAGTCATTGTTAGCATGGTACTACATATTCCTTTTCGGTGGGATGGGTCTTTGGACATACTGGAGCCACGGGAGGAAAAAAATACCTTGGACGTCGAAGTAATGAGGGGGATAGCTGGTGTAGCAGGCACCATATTTATATACATCGCCAAGGAGGTGCGCAAATCTCTTGACAAGAGGGATGCGGAAAAACAACGGCAGGAGCGTAGTGAGCGGGCTCATAGTGAGTGGTCAGAAATAAAAGAACGTCTCGAAGAATTTGATGGTGTAATATACATACCCGATGATCACACACTGCCACCAGAGGTAGTTAAGTTGATTGAAGAACGCAATATGTGGAAGTTGACAGCCGAACATTATGCGAAGATCATCAACAAATTAAATGGTCTAGATGAAGACCATGGTAACATAAGGTCACTTATAAATGCCATGGATACATCAGAACAACTTAAACTAGAACTTAACGAACAAGACGAGGAGGATGAATTTGATGAAGACCGTATTACCTAAAGGCGCGACATGGCTAGGTCTAGTCGTCGTCGGCCTGACATGGGTTGTGCAAAACTCGCAGATCTTACAAGGCATAGTGCCATCAAAATATGGCACTATAATGGCAGGTGTAGTGTCACTTGCCGGTGCAGTGTTGATGCTGCTTGGCCACTCTGTCAATGCAAATGTTGTGGGTAATGTGGCATCTGCTTCGGCGGTAACCACCACAACAGAGACGGTGTCTTCAACGACGCCGACAGATGGAGGTACACCAGTTGGCTAACATAGCAGACCCGTACTTCAAGAAGGCGTTGGCCTTCGTTCTGCCCGAGGAGGGCGGATGGTCCAATGTACCAGGCGACAATGGTGGCCCGACCATGGAGGGTATCATACAGTCGGAATACGACACATGGCGCAGAGAGCAAGGGCAACCATTGCAGTCTGTGAGGAATATCTCGGACGACGAACGTGACGAGATATACTATGACAAGTACTGGATCGCTGGCCACTGTAATGGTATGCCATGGCCCATGGCTGGTGTCAGCTTTAATATAGCTGTCAATGCTGGCATTGGTGAAGAAATCCGTGTGCTTAAGGGTGTGTTCGGTATAAATGATGGTACCACACAATGGACACCAGCACTTAGCAATGCAATCCATACAACGATGCATCCTGCCAACATGGCACTTGCAGAGATCACACGTATGGATGGTTTCTACCAATATCTCGCGTCACACTACCCGCATGACGCGCAGTTTCTGCGGGGCTGGCTTAATCGTGATAATGCGGCTCGCCAGTATTTTGACCTACAGTCTTAGGAGATAAGATACAATGAACAATGATACATTGAAGACAGTGGAGGGAACAGTGCTCCCAATGCTGGAAGAGGTATTACTTGGGAACGTCAAGAAGTACGTTAATGCTATGGTCATTACAGACCAGAAGCGCTTCCCGAACTATACACTTACACAATTGGCCACCGAGGTAGATGGTGATTTGAAGCATGCTGTTCGCGTGCATTTGGGTTTCATGGGTTTCGAGGTAGACCTCGGATGGGAGAATGCCGACTATCAGGCACAGCTTCTGCCGTTGATCGACGAGTGCATCACGGAAAACTTCCCCACTCTGGCTTGAGTGTGGGTATGATAGAAGGCCAGGATTTAACAACCCTGGCCTACTGTCTGCTTCAGAAGCCATCAGGCCCTGATCTAGTAGAGTGGATAGTGGCCCACAGTAAAGCTATACGTTCCCACCCCTCATAATAAGGTAGGGGTTCAACACCTGACACGGACTTCATGTGTGTATGCCTTAGGCATGTTGACGGAAGATCCAGCAGGAAGTCCTCCTCGCCTTTCAAGACGTAGCAGACCAGATCTGCTACCGCCTCGTAATAGATCATTGCAAGGGATAGGCCACCTGCCTTGGCGTATTCCTTGAGATAGGTGACCTGATGCGGGCGAAAGTCACGCCACGGAATAGGCTCCCCCTCAATCCGTGGCGGGGCTTTGACCAGCTTTACCTCGGCGGCAACGGCTAGGCCAAACGCCATGACAGTCGGTTCGTCTTTTGACTTTGGCACAAGACTCTGTGTCATAGACACAATGCCCGCAAGGTCGAATGGCGCCTTGCCAGACGACTCCTGTGGGTGCCACAGTGTGACACCCACCTTGTGTGCACCCCTGATTATAGGTGCATACAGATCTGCCTCTCTCATGGCTTCTCAATCTTCTCGTGTCTAAAACGGATAAGGTCCTGGAATGTCTTCTGCATCAATTGTATGCCATGGACTTTGCTGGTGATCAACTCGACATCCTTCCAGTCGACGCCAGCATTTCTCTGCAGGAGTATGTGCTCGCACATGTCGCGCGTCACATCCTCAATCTCGTCCCATGAGGATATGTCACAGTTAGCTATGCTTGGCAGGTGCAACTCTGGTATCCACCTCTCCACGGATGGATCCGCTATTGTTGGTGGCCTCTCACCATCGGAGTTGCCATCCTCGTAGAAGTGCAGGCTGCCGGCCATGTGGTTGTAGTACCCATACTCAAGGCCGAGTATGTCAGCAACAAACGTCTGTATGATACAGAAGGCTGCCACATCGTACGGCGAGCCCCAGTTGAGGTCGTTACTCCGCATGTACACATTCATGGACAGCATGTCACTTCCACCATGCCTGTTCTTCTCTACGAGAAACTGCAGCAGACATGTGCATGGCACATCCTTGCTGTCGCCCGCGACATGCGACTTGGCGGTCGTGTACGACCATATAGACGCGACCGCCTGCCTTGAGTACAGGTCCTTCTTGAGTGTGTCTATGACTACACCCATAGACTGTCGAAGTGCAGGGCCATATGCACCATCAAACAGTTGTGTCTCTGGGTTGACGGCGAATGCCATGTTCTTGTTGGCATCGAGTATGAGTTGTGTGTGCAAGTTGCCGCTTATACCAGACAGGTAGCATAGCGTCTCTATGGCAAGGAACCTGTAGTTAAGTCGCCGACTTCGGCCGGTATATAACCCGTACTGTGGCATGTTTATCTGGAATACGAATGGCCGCAACTCAATGCAGGCCTTACCTCTCGGCGAATAGTCCATACCATTAGATGCCACTATGTTGTACAGACCTGCGTACAGGTCGTCCATGCTGTCCGCTTCAATCATACCAAGCATTATCGTTTCCTTCTTATTGATCCATCAAGCCCGTAGGACTCTAGGAGTATTTCTGACCGCATGTCCATGGGTAGTTCGCAGCAGTCTACAAGCTTGGCGAACTCGTCCCACTCCGGGCCGTAGTACGCCTCTGACGCACCACCGGCTGGGTCCTTAAGCCACACGACACGCTTTATCCCGTTGTTGACGGCGTCGCCGAGACAGAACGAACACGGCTTAAGCGGCACGTACAGGGTAGATCCCCTCATATCGAACTGGGAAAACATCATTGCGTTTCTCTCGGCGTGCACAACGAGTTTCTTCTTGTACCTGTTCTCCCAGTTCTCGGGTATCTCCGGAACGCCGCGGACCAGACCGTTGTATCCCATGCTAACCTGTCGCTCGTCTTCGTGTACGAGTATGGCGCCTATGGCCCACTCCGGGTCTCTGGAGCTATCCAAGCCCCAGATCGTAGCGAGATGCAGTCGCGCGTAATCTATCTCGATCTGCGTGCGTAAACGTGCCACCTTCTTCACACTCCTTAATCCTTTTGTGCAGGAACTCGATGTCCTCGTCGATCAGTCTCTTCCACTGCTGCTTCATGCGAAGCTCGAACTGGAAGAGTGCCATGTGCGGGTCGACTATCTCAAGCGGCAGCTCACCCGTCTCAAGCTGCTCATCCGTCAGCACGATTAGCTCCTCGTGCTTGAAGCATAGTACGCCGTACCTTGTAAGGTCGACGAAGTAGTTTGGCACCGTGCCGAACTTCTGCTTGTCTGTGTGCTGCACGACGCCTATGCAGCCTTTCCAGATGTACCGGTTGACCTGCACGATGGCGTCGTCAGGTATTGGTGTCGCCATTAGAATGGCTCCTCTCTTGCCTCGTTGACTAGCCGCTCACGCTCAAGAAGCTCGAGCCACATCACCGCACGGCATGCAGCATGTCTTGCATGTTCTATATGGTCACCTTCTTGTAGGTCACCACTTATATATGCATATACATGTTGTTGCATATGGTTAAGTGATGACTGTGATGGTAGGTCTAAGAAAGACCAGTCACCATATTTCTTTGCACCATGTGCAAGTACTTTTGCAATAGAAGCCATTGCAAGTGGTGGCATTAGATCAAATCTGTATGGTGAATGACTTTCTATACCATTATCAAGTGTTGGTGCATCTGGACCAACACCTTCTAGATTAACAGCTCTTTTTATTTCAACAACATTTGTATGTTGTGTCCAGTCGAATGCACCAGCAAAACCTTTGTCCTTACCAAAGTCTTTACAGTCTTTATTACCACATATGGCTATTGATTGGCCATACCTTGGTATGGCAGTAAATTTCTTGCCACAGTCACCACAGAAAGGCAATGGCAATTCTTTGTTGTCTTCCAACTAACCCTCCTTCTTGATTATGTAATGTGCAATGTCTGCCGGTCGAAGGCCACTCGCCTTGGCAAGGCGTATCACACTCATCCATTCCTCGTCATGCGACTGCTCCTGAACCTGCGCGGTGTCTATGCTGCAGCCGTACACCTTCTGATATACACCGGCTATGTCAGGAGGTGTCCATCCCTTCGGCTTTATGACCTTACCATACTCATCCTTGACGAGGTGGCCGGTCACACTGTCGATCTTTGCCATGTTAGATCTGTGCACCTCAGCAAAGAATGGGTATATGTCTATGCCAAATGCGACAGCCGTGCCAAGTACGACATACAGTATATCGCAAAGACCATCTATCGCCTCAGTGACATTGCCATTATATACTGCGCGACAAGTCTCGGCCGACTCCTCACTCATCAGACGTATCCGCAGTAGCTGGTCTCGCAGGCCCGGGCTATACCCGACTATCTGCTCACCTGCCACCATGAAGTTATGCACCATCTGTTGCATGTCTATTATATTGTCAGGGATAGTATAATCCCTTGTCTGTGTTTCACTCAACGTCCCATCTCCTTAGGTTATCGGGCCACGGCTTGTTGTCTCGCAGCCCATGCTTGACTTGGTCGTATTTCCGCCACTCGCATATGCAGTCTTCGAAGGTCCTGCATGTGAACAGGCCGCCGAGACGTGTCGGCCATGGCATGTCCATCTTGTGAAGCACTCGCCTCACCCTCGGCGCCAGTTCGACAAGATACAGCCACATTAGGTCGTCCCTGGTGTACCAGTCGTTGGTCAGGCGCCTAAGGTACTCCAGTGACCCATGACCAACATGCGGGTATGAGTTCTCGTCATAGGGGAACCAGTCGCAGTATGTTAGTGACGTGAACACCTCGTACGACTTGAACTCGCCGAGCAATGGGAACATGTCCATGATCATCGCCATCACGTACCTTGGGTCGTCCGTCCTTAGTAGGCAGTTGTTGACGAACCTGTGCAGGCCAATGTTCACATCATCTGCATGCTGCAGTGCATAGTTGAACCAGTCCTCACGTGTGGCATCTTCTGGCTTGACCTTCATGCCCTCATATATCTTTATGACATCTGAGAAGATAGGCCCTTGTATGTGTTCATCTGCATAGGCAAATTCTACATTACCAAGTATAGATATGGTTGTCCATGGTATGAGATTGTGTCGATATGTAAGGATACTTTTCGCCTGTTCATATTTATCCTTATCATCCAATAGACGAAGTTCCCATTCTGTACCTTTATCTACCTTACGCCACACGTTGCCGAACTTGCCCACCTGTAGTATAGGGTCGTCGGTCCACGGTCGCGCCATGCCACACTCTCGGCGGAATAGTATCATTGCACGCTCGTACACAAACCCGAAGAATGCATCCCAGTCCGGGCCTTCAAGTTTTACATTGTGATTCATTCTTCGTGTTGCCCGTCACCTTCTCTGTCACTTAACTGCTCATACACCCTGTTCACAAGCGTCGCGTGAAAGTTCTCTTGTATACATGATGCATACTGTGTAAGTTTTATGACGGCATCTGATGCGCGTATCGTTGGTTGTCCGGTCGTCTCTGGATATGATGGACCATCTTTGATGTTCGTGCCAACCCATATGTCTTCGAACATGTTCTGTGTACTGCCTTTGTAGCCTGATTGGTATAACTCAAGCAGTTGCCCAATTGCACACAATGCATCACATTCTATGGTCGCACATGCACGATCATTGTCACCACCACGTTTCATCTCGGCGAGTGCAAGCTGGCCAAGGAACCCTTGTATGCCAAGTATGATCTTCCACTTGTTATCGTAAGACTCCATCTGATTAAGTGCCATTAGATGCGAGCCAGCGAGGTTACCCACCTCTTCTATGACACCAAGTGCGGCACGGGTGTTTAAACCCATGCCGACATCTTGTGGGTGCAGACCTTCTATAATCTCAACTATGTTCAAAATGGTTCCCCTTCTCCTGTACCCTCTAGTAGTTTGGCCAGCGTTGGCCCTTCGACTTCCTTGGCGAACTTGACAGATGGCTCTGTCAAAAGTGTCGGTTTGGAATTCTTCTGCAGTTTCATCGCCTTGCTAAGTTCACCAAATGCCTTGGTAGACTTAGTCAACTTGTCAATGCCTGTGACCTTGACACTGAAGACGTCGTCCATAAACTCTGTCATGACCGGCCCGAGGTCTGGCACCCGCCGCACCTGCTCGCTTATGAGCCGTAGTGCTGTTCTGGCATCAAGCACACGTTTGCTTTTGGTCTCAAGCCACCAGACATTGTTACCCTGCCGTATCTTGTTGCCCTCCTGACCTATCTCCTCGGACAGCTTTGTTTCTAGCTCGGCTATCTTGCTGGCTACGAGTTTGGCACACGTCTTTGCAAACTCAAGTTGCTCGCCAGTGGACCACTCGGTCGTGCGCCTCTCAAGTGTCCTTGTGAAGTCGGATGTGGCCATGTCGTAGGTATTACAATGAGAGCGAAGCGGACACCAACGGCAGTTGTCATTGACGACCTTGGGCCACACACCATTGAGTTCATACTCTTCGGCGGAGGCCCACATCCTCATGAGCCTCTCTGTAAGTGCCATGTCATCTTTGGCGTCTGTCTCCCAATCGACATAGTTCTTCTCGTCTTCGCCGAGTGGTATGTTCGGGTACCCTATCCGGAACCTCACGTTCTTCCCGGGGTACATGATGCGTGCCATGCACGCGTACAGAAGCTGCTGGAACTGTTCACTCCACCACTTCTGCTTGTTGTACTGGCGGTTGGTTTTGTGGTCGTTGATCAGTATCCATCCGCCAGGCGTCAGGAATATAGCGTCCATGTGGCCGATGATTGACACGGGGAAGCCTGGTATGGTTATGATCATTTCATGCTCTAGTGCGAGTAGAACATACCCCTCTTCCTGCATCGTTACATACGTCTCCAGGTATTTTTGGAGGTTCTCTTGCTCCTCTTCTGGTATGATCGCCCACTGCTTTGTGTTGATCTTGTTCTTCTCTTCGTCAGACAGTGCAATATATACGGCCTGGTCTTCGTTGGGCTTCGGCAGCTCGAACAGGTCCAGCAGGAAGTTCTCTATGATCTTGTGCGCGGCCGTGCCTATCTTGGAGTACTTTGAGTCCTCGCCCTTGGTCGTGCCAAGGTACTGCGCGGCCCACGTGTGGGGGCATTCTTCGAACACCTTGAATGATGTTACCCTAAGTTTCTCAAGCTCCGAGAGCTTTCTTATGTTGCCAAGTTCTCCCATTGTATCTCCTAGTTTCTTGTTGATATCACTACATATTCTTTAACAAACATACACTCACCGGGCCACCACCCGCGGACCGCCAGGTAGTCACCCATCTTTTGCTTCTTCAGCCGTTGTCCTATCGTCGAGGACATCTTGCGGCTTACGCGCAAAATTATCATGCCGGTGTCGTCCTCTAGCACATAGTCTATCTGCTCACCACGGAACTGACCAGTACGACCACGCTTGTGCTTGGCAGTCAGGTACCCACACACAACAATATCGCCGTCCACAGGCCTGTTGGGTACCTTGCCAGGCCTTATCATGTTCTTGTGTTTTGATATCGCCGCAAGTTCTTTGGGTCCTGTGGCTGGCACTGGTATCCACGACGCGAGCTCTATCATGCCATGTATGTCAGGATCTCTTTCTTCCGTCATGCCTGTCTCAAACAGTTTGTAGTACAGGCTTTGTGGTACCTTCTCGCGGAAGTCTGCCCAACCCTGGAACGGGCCCTTGGCCATTATCTGTGCCGCGGTGTTCTTGCCTATGCCACGCAGGTTGCCCCAGCCACCGACTATCAAACCTGGCCTTGGCGAATGGAACGACTCACGTGATGTGGCCGGGTCCACTATAAGCATCTTGCCACCACCGGCGGTGTACTCCTTGACAAGTCGCTTCTGCAGTATGGCATTCGTCGTATTAGACTCACCTTCAACTTGCAGGAACGACTCGTAGTACGCCTCGGGATGGTTTGCCTTCAACCACAACATCCAGTACCCTACTATGCCGTACGTGACACAATGGCTCTTGTTGAACGAGTAGATACCATGTGCCTTGATCGCCTCCCACCAGAACTCTGCCTCTCGGCGAGAGACGCCGGTCTCCTCGCAGCCACGGAAGAAGTCATCACTGTACTCTGGACCAAGTGCGAAGCCATGGAACGATGCAGACGCAATCCTCTTTCTAAGTTTGTGTATCTGTGGCCACGGCATCTTGCCCATCAGCCGGCATATGGCCATGACCTGTTCCTGGTACACGAGTATGCCATATGTGGACTTGACTATGTCTCTTGCTATCGGGTGAAGCTTGGCGAGGTATGCCTCGAACTCTGCGGCCGACTTCTTGTTCTTGGCGTACTCTGGCACGTGGTTCATCGCACCCGGCCTGCACAGGGCGGATGCGGCATACAGCTCTTCGAACCTGTCAAGGCCAGCCTTTTCTGCTACCATCATTACGGCACCATCTATTTGGAATACACCAACAACAGATTTCTTACCAACAAGATCATATGCAGATTTCCATGGCATATTATCAATGCCATTTATTTTACAATATGGCCCACCAAAATCATCCCATTGATCCATGTCTCTCTGGTCGCCGACAGGCATACGATACAGGTTGTCAAAACTCATTCCCATCTTACGTATTGCATGACCAATCACATCGAACGCAGCGACACCAAGCAGGTCTAGTTTCATCAGTCCTATGTCTGCGGCACCATGCTTGTCCACCGACGAAAATTGCACGTCTTGCCCGTTAGTTATCGTGGCTATGGCCTTGTTCAAAGGCTCGGACGATATGATGAAGCCGGCGGCGTTAACCGTCGTGTTGCGGACTTGGCCGACAAGACGTGACGCTTTCCTGAGAACTGGGTATCGCACCAATACATCCAATGCTTTCGGATCGGTGATCCCGTCGATCTGTTTGTCGACATCATCATCTTTGCTGTCAAGTTCTGCAGATAGAGGTGCATACTCAGTATCAGGTATTCCGAAAACATTTGCCACATCTTGTACTGCATTCTTGGCACGAAGTAATGTAAGCGCCGCAACCTGAGAGCATTTGTCATACCCGTACTTGCTGTAGATGTACTCAATGACCTTAGGACGGAACCATGTTTCGAAATCCATATCGACGTCTGGCGGATCATTACGGGTTTCGTCATAGAACCTTTCAAACGAAAGTTCGTGACGTATAGCATCCGTTTCCGAGCATTGTAGTAGCCACAGCAGTAGGCAACCACCTGCGGACCCACGGCACATGACAAGAGTATTCTGCTTCTTGGCCCACCGGGCAATGTCGGTGATTGTAAGGAGGTAATCCGCGAACCCCTTGCCTGCAATGACCTTGAACTCTCTATCGGCACGTTCACGATACACGTCTTCCATTTCAATAGGAAGGATACCTTGCTCTTTGCGTGCATTTATGCCCTCTTCTACCCACACCTTGAGTATATCCGCCGGGTCTTCTTCGGGCTTGCGCGCGAAGAACGCTACTGGCTTGGCCATTGGTATCTCTACCTGCAGCGTCTCGGCTATATCCGCCGTCCGCTCTATGGCCTCTATCAACTCACGTTCTATCTCAAGATCATGCAGATCCCATTGCGGGCGTGGCCTGACCAACCCTGTACAGAGTCGGCCACGCTCCAATAGCTCGTCGGCGTCGCAATAGTACTGGTATTCTGGGAGGCGAAGTGTACGTGACTGGTCGGCCATCTTTTTGCCAATACCAATACAGACCATTATGTCTTCGTACTCGTGATCCTCGCGCCTCGGGAAATGTGCATCTGCGGTCATTACAGTCTGCACCCCTAGATCCTTTGCTATAGCCATTAAAGGCAGTATGGTATTCTCTGATATGTCTAGGCCAGGTTCTGGAATCAGTTCTACGTAGAACCGCTCTATCCGCTGTTGTTGTTCTGCGATGAAATGCCATGCCGCCTCTACACCTTTCTCGTTGATAAGCCGTGACGGATATCCTCCGACACACCCACTTAGCACGACAAGCCCTTCTTGATACTTGGCCAATGTCTGCCAGTCTATACGGCTCTTGTAGTAGAACCCAGGACCAGACGCGATTGTCACAAGGCGAATAAGGTTCTCGTACCCCTGCTGATTAGCCGCGAGCACGGTCACATGTGGGAAACCGTCTGCGCCGAGAGATGGGTTGAACTTGTCGCGCTTCGTTAGGTCGTCGACGATATAGAACTCACAACCAAACAACGGGCGCAGATCCGCTTTCTTCATCTCCTTTTGGAACGGCACATGCCCATAGATGTTGCCGTGGTCCGTCATGCAGCAGCACGAGTGGCCTATCTCCTTCATGCGAGACACTATCTGTGCGGGCGTACCATAGCCGTCTAAGAAGCTGTACGTACTATGCCCGTGCAGGTGTGCGAACTTCATCTTGTTTCCTCTTTATGCAATGCATCCATGACCGCCGACTCTGGATGTGGCATCATACCACTAAGTGGTATCCACTTAGGTGTTGCTACAGATGCAATTGAGTCTTTGTTCTCCCATACCTGCACCATGACATACCAACCATTGTCTTCACCCATGAGTGCGACCTTCTTATGCCGTGGTCTCAGCATTTCCATCAGTTCTTTTAATCCGTCTTCCATGATCTATTATACCCCATCGCTTTCGGTTTCTGTTTCATCTACGTCAGGTTCAACCCACCGAGGGCAGTAGTCAGCATGGTGCCTACCAAACTGAAGTATGGCAAGGTGCAATGCACCTGCATCTTCCCCTTCTTTCCATGTGGCAATACTACTACCGGTCCACCAGTTGATACCACATATGCACCGCATATCTCCTACAAGCACCCTGTTGGCCGGCACGTGAAGCTCAACAGTAGGGTCCTCAAGCACCACTGTAAGCTGGTTGGAGCCGTCTCCAGCTGCACGCCAGAACACCTCGTGCACACCATCCTTCTGCAGGTCAACGCCGTCTGGCGTGAGTATCTGCACAGGCTGGCCCGGCCTCATGATCACGGTAAATTGCCCGTCGTCTTCCTTGTCTTCTTGCCGAGCATCTATCTCGGCGTCTGGCTTGTCCCAGTCGTCACCTAATGGCATTGTTCTTTCTCACTTTCGATACCACTCTGGCATCACTATCTATGCGCAACATGCCATGCTCAATGAGTATCATCTTGTTGGCATCCCTGTCACGCTGCCTTGCCTCCATAAGCTCAAGGCTTGCTTTCCTGTGCAGTGGGCATGGCTCCTGATGGTTGAACACGTATGGCTGGCCACTGTTTGGCCACGCATTGCATGCGCCGTACCGCATGGCGTACTTCTCGGGGCCTATGTACTCTATGTGTGTGCAGTTTCCACACCTTGCGTTCGCCTCAAGCATGCTGATGCGCCGCTGCACATCCTTGTCTGTGTCACCTTTACGTCTGATTGATGGTTGTGACACAGTAAGTTCGCCCAAATCTTTGGCGACCTCTTCGACACCTTTGACATTCGACGAGCAGAATACTCCGCCGGTCTTCTTGTCGCCTGTGTTTATAAGACGGAATGCAGACCACTCGCCACGCCTCTTTATGTCCTGTGACATTGCAGAGTAGACGATCTGGTCTGGCTTCTGCCCGTACGGCTCCCACAGGCCACCATCTATGATGACCTGTGTGAGCTCTTTGTAGTGC